GACTCCATGTTAAACTAGTTGATAATACATTTGCCATTTTTTTATTTTTTTAATTGTTAATTTTTAATTTTTAAAGTAAACTTTACTGTCTGATGCAATGTTATTTGCGTAAACATCCCATTGATTTTCAGATTTAGCCATTGGAGATGGATTAGGATCTTTACTAGGTACTACATCACTTGGAGTTCCCTCCATTTTAGCTTCTTTAGATTTATAGCCATTAAGCTCTTCAGTCAAAGTAGCAATGTAACCATCCTTTTCAACTATTGAACCATTTAGCTCAAGGATTGCTTTGTTAGACTCTTCAATAGACTCTTCTATAGCACTCATTTTACTAGACACTTCTTCATTGTCAAGAATTTTTACTTCTTTTGATTCTGCTGTTTTATTAAACATGTCAGAAATAAAAGATTTTAAGTTTTCAAACTCTTTTTCCATTTGATTTTCTTTTTTTTGATTATTAAATAATTTTTCTACAATACCTTTGTTCTTGTAGTCGTACTTCTTTATATCAAACTTAGCTGCCATTTTTATAGGCTCTTCTACTAAATTGATAAAACCTGCTTCTTGTGCTTCAGAACTGTTAAACCAAGTTTCTGCATCCATCCATGAACGGATTTGCTCTTCTGATTGACCAGATCTTGAAACATATATGTTAATTAGCCTTTCACCCATTTTATCCATAAGGTCAGCAGCTTTTCTTAAATCATCTGATTCTCCAACTTCACCTCCCCATACATTATGTATCATATAAAGAGAGTTTTCACTCATTATTACTTCATCAGCAGCAAGTGCAATAACACTAGCCATTGAAGCAGCAATACCTTCTATACGAGCAGTAACCTTTTGTGGCATCCTATTTATAGCATCATATATTGCTAAACCATCTATAACAGAACCTCCTGGTGAGTTTATTCTTAAAAGAACAGATTTGTCGTTTGGAATATTTTTTATCTCATTAATAAAAGACTTGGCATCAACTCCAAAATTACCAATTTCATCATATATCATTACTTCAGTCATCTGACTTTCAGCAACATTTTTTATACTATACCAATTCATAAGTACAATATAACACAATGTTTTTTATAGAGTTTGGAAGTTAGTGGAATAAATATTTATGCTAAATAATTTGGTAAAGTAAAATATTAGTTATTATATTGTAATACTAAACAAAACTAAAAAGATATGAATTTTGAAACAAGATTGGCTGAATTAAATGTCAGCATACACAATGGTAATTACAAAAACACTTACGACTTAGAAGGAGCTTTTATTGTATGTTGGGATTATTATACTGAAATGAGAGATTGGGGTGTAAAAGAAATAGGAGTTTATGCAACTAGAGTTTCAGGAGTAGTTTACAAATCAGATGAAGATATATTAGAATCAGAAAGACAAGAAATTGATAGTGATGATAAGGGTTGGGAGCTTAAATCTGATACATCAGATATTGAATTTGGTCAATGTATTCAGCCTTATGATATATATGTTGATATTGAAAACAAAGAAATAATTGTAAACTTTTAATATGATAAATAAAGAATTTTTTGAGGGATGGGTAAAAGCAACACATGCAAGTTATGGAGATGATCCTACTGATTTTGATGGAAAAAACCCTCCTTGCTGTATAGATGGATGTGAAAAAGACATAGAACATGATGATGATTATTGTGAAGATCATCAAAGGTGTGTGATTTGTGGAGATAATGATGATTGTGATTGTGAGGATGAATGGAGTCAAGTTTCAGCTTGTTGTGAAGCTAGAATGTCTGAATCAGGATTATGTTATAGCTGTAAAGAACATTGTTGTAGTTCTTGGGAAGCAGCAGTTGAAGAAGCAGATGGAAGATTCAAGTAAATATTTAATTAAAGAACTAAAGGATGAAAGGTACTTCAAAGAACAATATAAATTAAATACAATAGATATGAATGATTATTTTGCATATAGTGGTAAAGGAGAGTTTAATCAAAGATTATCATCTCTAACACCTAAATACAGAAACAAAAAGATAAATAATGATATGTCAAAATATGTGCTGAAGGATTACAAGAAAATTAATAATTAAAAATAAAAAAATGGCATCAACAATTTTAACAGTATTTTCAATAGTATTAGCTTATGGTTTTGGATTTTTAAGTGGATCAATAGCAATGGCAGAAAAAAATGCTGATATACATAATGAAGAAAGAAAAAAAGCTTCAATACACTTTAATCAAATTAAATAACTAAAATAAATAATATGGGAAAAATGAAGGAGGTATTTGCTCAACACCAAGAAGAGCAGAATGATTTTGAAAGACACTATTCAGATATGTATGAGCTATCTAAATACATGAATACTGAACATGTTTTTAAAGAATTATACAAAGCAACAATTAAAATTAAAACTAGTAATAAATTAAAAAAAGAAAAAAATGTCAGATAAAAAAATTCCAGAAACAAAAAAAGATGTATTAAGAAGATTGTTTATTGCCAATAACTTAGTTAAAGAAGATGTTTTTAAACATGCTCATTATACAATCATAACTAGGGCTGGTGTAGATAAAATTATGTCTGCCCAATCTATTGAAATACACTATGAATTAATTAATTTATCAGAAGATCATTCTCATTGTTTAATTAAAGCAAAAGGTAAAATGGGAAGTAAGGTAATACAAACTTTTGGTGAAGCTAGTCCTAAAAACAATAAGAACGCATATCCAGTTGCTATGGCCGAAAAAAGAGCTATGAGCAGAATTGTACTTAAGTTAGCTGGTTTTTATGAAAACGGATTTTTTGGGGAAGATGAGTCTGATGACTTTAAGAAATAAACATGACTGACTGGATTGATGACATACTAGGAGATGAAGAATGCTCTATGTGGCAAATAGGATTTATTGAACAGCTTATGCAAACATCTGCTGTAGGCAGAGAATATGATAATATTAATTTTAACGATTTGACTTATAATGAAGCAGAAAAAATCATCAAGGATCTTAGGGAGAACGACTGGCCTAGAGATCCTAAAGACCAGTATCAAGAGATGTTTAAAAGAGGAGTGTTTAAGTAATGAACAAAAAGCTAGAAAAAATTACAGCTATATTCAAAAGTACAGAGATATAATTATAGCTAGAAATAAAGAGGGTTATATACCAATAGAATATTTTATAAATTTTTTATCTGCTATTCCAAAAGAAATGTTTAGTGATAAACCAATATTTTACTTCAGAGATAATAAATGGGATTCTTTAGGTTTATTAGGAGAAAAGATACATTCATCAACATTAAGGACTAAATACTTACAATTATGTTACAAAGAGGTAGGTTTAGAGATAGCCAGGGTTTTAGATAATGAAGTGTCAAAATTTAAAAGCTTTAATTCTGAAAAGAAAAGATTTATAGCTTCATTACATTATGTTTCAGAAAATTTAAACATAGAAAGAGCAAAAAAAATATTAACACAATCAAGAAAATTAAGTGATGAAAGAAATAAGTATGAGTAGTAATGAAGAAGCTTTAACCAAAATAGTAGAATTGGTTTCAGGCTTCACAAGACAAACTATTAGAAGTAAAAATAGAGAACATAAAATAGCAATAGCAAGAAGTATTTTAGGCTCTATGTTAAGAGAAGAGGGTTGTTCTGCCACTAGAGCAGGTGTTTTAGTAGGTAGACATCATGCTTCTGTTTTAAAATACACAAAAGATCATAAGTGGAATTTAAAATACTACCCAAAATATAAAGATATGTATCTAGCTGTACAAGATGAGTATGCAACTGGTTATAGAGCAGCAAAAATAGATCACATGCAGGAGCAGATAGATGTAATGCAAAAGTCAATAAGGACTTTAAAAATGAACACAACTAAATTAATTAATAAATAAAAAAAATGACAGAAAAACAGTATGTAAATGGTATGATTATCAAAGAAAAAACATTTGATAATGGAGGAACTCAGCTTAAATTAAGCATTAAGCTTGAAGATTTCCTAAAACAAATTAAAGAACTAGATAATGATGGTTGGGTAAATTTAATTATTTCAAGAAGAAAAGAGCCTTCTGAAACTGGTGTAACTCATTATTCTTATGTAGATACCTGGAAGCCAAAAAAAGCTAGTGGTGGCTCTAAAAACCTACTAGACAATAAAGATAGCATGATGAATGGGGATGCAGATGATTTGCCATTCTAAATAAACAAAGGGGGGAGTGCCAACTACTGGCGAAATTTACTATTAATATTATTAAATGTTTTAGCTCCCCCTTTTTTTTTAATTAAAATTAATACAAAACTATGGATGAAAAACCAAACTATTATTCAGTATTACCTTCAAGCGTAAGGTATTCAAAAGATTTAACTTCTTTAGAGAAATTATTGTATTCAGAGATTACTTGCCTTACTAATTATAAAGGATATTGTTGGGCAACTAATAATTATTTTGGCAATCTTTATGGTAAATCTAAAGGAACTATTAGCAGATCTATAAATAAACTATCTGCATTAAATTTAATTGATATTTCAATAATTAAAGTAGAGCATAAGATTGATAAAAGATTAATAAAGATAAAAGAAATAGAGGTACTCAAAAACATCATTAGCCATGGTCAAAAATCGCAAGGGGGGGTAGTCAAAAATGATAATGATAATATAAAAGTTAATATTAAAAAAGAAAAGATTGTGTTATTTAATAAATTTTGGGATGCCTATAATGTAAAGAAAAGCAGGAAGTTATGCTATGATAAATTTATGGCCTTAAAGATTGAGGTTTGCATTAAATGTGTAGATGCAGCAAAGATATATTCAGAATCTATAATTGATAAACAATATCAAAAACATCCAGGCACTTGGTTAAATCAAGGTTGCTGGGATGATGAAATAATAAAAGAAACATCAAGAGATAAGAACAAAATTCAAGGAGGTGAATATGATGGAATGGTATTTTAATGAGTTTTCATGAAAATGGTATAAAGATAAAAAGAAATTCAGGGCAAGTAAAAACACAATGTCCTAAATGTTCACAAGATAGAAAAAAGAAATCTGATCCTTGCCTTTCAGTTAATATAGATGAAGGAGTTTGGAATTGCCACAACTGTGGATGGGCTGGAGGTTTAAAAAAACAAAACAAATACATGAAAGAAAAACCTTTTATATTACCTAAAGAGATAAATGTAAATCAAGTTTATTCTGAAAAACTTATAAAATGGTTTAATTCTAGGGGAATATCTGCTGAAACTATGATGAAAAATAGAATAGCTGAAGGTGAAGAGTATATGCCACAAATAGGTAAAGAAGCTAAAACTATACAGTTTAAATATTTTAGAGATAGCAAATTAATTAATATAAAATATAGGGATGCTGCTAAAAACTTTAAATTAGTTAAGGATGCTGAAAGGATTATGTATGGTTTGGATGATATATTAGGTAAAAAAGATGTTATTATAGTTGAAGGAGAAATGGATAAATTAGCTTTTTATGAAGCTGGATTTAAAAATTGTGTTTCTGTTCCTAACGGAGCATCTAATTTAAAGATGGAATATTTAAAAGACTTTCCTGAAAATTTAGAAAAAGTTTATTTAGCAGTAGATAATGATGAGCCTGGAAAAAAATTACAAGAAGAGTTATCAAGAAGAATAGGTAGAGATATATGCTATAGAGTTTTTTATCCTGAAGGATGTAAAGATATAAATGATGTATTAATAAACTATGATATAGATGCTGTTAAATATTGCATAGAAAGTTCGCAAACCTATCCATTGGAAGGAGTGTTGAATGTAAATGATTTTGATGTAGATATTGACACATTGTATGAAAACGGATTACAGAGAGGTTTAACTGTAGAACATGAATCTTTTGATAGTTTATTTAGTTTTTCATCCTCACAACTAACTGTTATAACTGGAATCCCTACACATGGTAAAAGTAATTTTTTAGAACATCTAGCAATGAGATTGTCTGCTAAACATAATTGGAAGTTTGGTGTTTTTAGCCCAGAACATTATCCTATGCAATTACATTTTTCAGTATTAGCTGAAAAGTTAATTGGCAAATCATTTAGAAAAATAACTAGATATGATAGGATGACTAAAAATGAATTACATTCAGCTAAAGAATTTATATCTCAACACTTTCATTGGATTAGACCTGATGGAGATGTATATACTATTGATTCAATATTAAATACTGCTAAAGGCCTAATAAGAAGGCATGGTATAAATGCTTTAATAATAGATCCATATAATAAAATAGATGCTAATATTGGTAATCAAAATGAAACTAATTTTATAAATAAATTTTTAACTAAGCTAACTATATTTAAACAAAAATATGATATTCATATCTTCCTTGTAGCACATCCAAGAAAGATGCAAAAGAAAGATAATGGTCAATACGAAATTCCAACTCTTTATGATGTAGCTGGTTCTGCTAACTTTTATAATCAAGTTGATAATGGAATGACTGTTTATAGGGATTTTAAAAATAAACTTACTAATGTTTATGTTCAGAAAGTAAAGTTTAGACATATTGGAAAAATAGGTGAAGCAACATTTAAGTTTAACTTAAAAAATGGTCGTTATAGTGAGATAGGAGAAAACTTAGATGATGATTCTTATCTTAAGGAAATGCAACAAAGTATGCTATAATCAAGCATTTGTGAAATATTTTTTGTTATATTGTAAAAAGAAATTAAGTTTCAATTCTTAATAACTTGTAATTGTTAGTTATTAACTTTAGTAATAATATATTAATTTTGATCTATGAAATATAAAACCATCAAATCAGTATTGAAGAGTCAATTAAAAAATAATGCAAAAGTTTTTTGGACTTGGAGAAAAGGTGAAAATGAAGAATTTACTTGTATTTACAAGAACTATAATGATAATTTACCAATATATACTACACAACAATTACTTGATAAAATAGATGAAAAAACCAATATACAGAGTGCTAGTTAATTTTGAATACAGAAATAATAGCAGAAGTAATTATATTAGAACTCAAGTTAAGCAAGACTATATAGATACTTTTGCTTTATCAAAAGATAAAGATGAAATATATGATCAAATTAAAAGTAAATTATTAAGAAAGATTGGTAAAAAAGAAGGAGAAGTTCAAATTAAAATTACAAATATAGATATTGAAGGCCAATATGGAGAAACAAACAGATAAACATAGCAAGTATTATTATGATAAAAAAAGAAATATGAGTGATCAGTATGATGGTAAAACTAGAAGTGGAGGTATTATGAGTGATAGCAGAGTGCCTGAATATTATAAAGGCAAAGAAGGTTATGAAGCAAGAAAAGTTTGTGATAATTTTGAACTTCCTTACCACCTTGCTACAGCAACTACTTACATTTTACGAAGCTATCACAAGCATGATAGTCCAGTAGAATGTCTTACTAAGGCAATAGCACATTTAGAGTTTGAATTAGAAAAAATAGAAAGACTTAAAAATTAATAAAATGGGTAAAAAAAATAAGCTAGTAACAAATGATAGAGTAGAGGTTATTGATAATGATTTAAAATATAGGGTTTGTATTGACATGAGAGCTTCAGGTAAAGCTGGAGGAGGTCAGTTTGTAGAACATAAAGGATTAAAAGATGCTATTGAAGCAATAGAAAAAAAAGGCATAAATAGAATGGTTGGATTAGTTTATGATGGCACAGATAGATTGGAGATTTTAACACAAAATATTATAGAAAATTTACCTAAAGAAAAATTTGAAACTGCTGAAGAAATTGATTAATTTTTTTAAAAATATTATTGAGCTTGTTAAAATGTGTTTAAGTGCAAACTATGGATATAAAAACAAATTATTTGAAAATTTAGAGGATTATGAAAAGAAAAGAAAATGAATCTTATGAAGATTATGTTGAGAGAAGAAAGCAAGACAACATAAAAACTAAAAGAAGATTAAAAGGAGTTAAAGTTTGGCCAGGAGATTGGGGTACTTATAACTCAAGTGTAGATGGAGCTGTAGAAACTAAACTAAAGACAATAATGGATAAGTTGAAAAATAAAGAAGATGAAAAGATCTAATATATTGCAGCCAGATTTAAAAGATTTATGCCCTATGTGTAATCAAGGCTTTAAAGGTTGCCCATGCAATAGAAAAAGAGCTGATGATGAAAAAGTAGTTCATGCTAATTGTTTAAAGAAATATAATCACATGTTAAAATTAAATAAAATTGAAAATGGAAAATAAAGAAAATTTAAAAGAAGAACTAGGGGAAAATGTTAGAGCTTTTATAGATTTAGATGCTACTGGAGCAGCTAAAGGAGGAATTTTTTTAAGAAGTGATTTAGTAGAGCATGTAGAAAAAATTGAAAAAGATGGTAAAATGAAAGTTGTTGGAATCGTTTATGATGGCACTTATAATTTAGAAATAGTTTGTCAGGAAGTAGGTAAAGAAGAAGCAATGAAAATAAGCAATCCAGTTCCTTTTATGAAATAATGATTTTATATCCCAAAAAAGGAATGGCTAAACCAAGAATGACACAAGCTGATTCTTGGAAAAAAAGACCTATCGTTTTAAAATATTGGGAATATAAAGATCATATAAAAAACTGGTCTAGTCAAAATGACTTTAACTTAGGCAATGACATATATTGTGTTTTTAATATACCTATGCCACCTTCTTGGAGTAAAAAAAAGAAAGCTCAAATGTTGGGTAAACATCATCAGCAAAGACCAGATATTGACAATCTTTTAAAAGGATTAATGGATGCTCTTCTTGAAGAGGATTCGCATATACATACTGTTTATTCAAAAAAAGTTTGGAGTGAAGAAGGATCTATTGAGTTTTACAAAGACATAGAAGTAAGGATATATTAATCTTCTCTTTTTATATTAAAGTCTTTATTCATTTTATATCTTTGCTTGTAGATAATATTTCTACATTGCTTTTCACATATATTATGCTTAATAGATAGATCCATAAATGTATGTCCTATATGCCCATGATTTTGTATTAAAAATTTATCAAAATCTTTAAACATCATATAATTTCTTAAAGTTTTAGGAGAGATGATTCCATTTTCAATTAGATGATAAACTAAATCTTTAACTGTAAAATCATTACCCCACCTTATAATAGATTCTTTAAATACAGAGTCTTTAAACTCTTCAATAACCTCTATGCTATTTGGCATTTATCTCCACCAGTTTTTTGGGCACTTTATAAAATCTTCATCTATATTGTTCTTAGCTCTCAAGAAACATCCACAAGCACCACATTTTTCAAGCACATTAAGCTTTAGAGGGTTCTGGTAGACATTACAAGGGTTGCTCCTACATATAGACATCCTTTCTTCATAAAGTTCTTTAGAAGCGATTTTAATTCCTTTTCCTAAAATTAACTGATAAAATAATTTCCTTAAATCTTTCATGTTACAAATATTATATTAAATTATGAAAATAATGAAGCTCTACCTTCAGAGATTTCAACAACTGATTGTGAAGTAGTTATTTCTGATTCTGAAACAAAAACTTGTTGTGAATTTATAGCACCAGATATTAAGTTAGCAACATCTTTAGCTTTCCATCCATCTGTAGCTGAATCCATTTGTGTTTTAGTACCAGGAGATATTCCTCCTAAAGCAAACTTTTTACCCCCTCCAGCAACATTCATAGAAGATAACTGAGTCTTAAACATTGCTGTAGATTTTTTATTGATTACAGCTTCACCACCTTCTAACTCTACAACTCTACCTCCTGCTTTAAATTTTTCCCCTCCTTGTGCATGTGATTTTCCATGAACCATTCCTCCAGCAGCAAACTTCTCTAAAGTTCCATCTGATGTTGCACTAGGAGTAATACCACCTTTAGCACCAACAAACTTTTGTGCCATTATCATTCCTATTTGAGCAGCTACTAATGCAGATGTTAAAGGAGCAGCAGCAATAGCACCAATACCAGTTTGTGCTGTTACTTTAGTAATAGCTTGTGCTCCATTAATAACAGCCATTACAACATTATTGGCTTTCTCCATCATAAACTGCTTTCTCTTAATTTCTGTTATATCAAATTCTTTTTGCCTTTCTAATGCTAACATTTTCATAGAATGCTCTTCTTCCATTCCTTGAGTATCTTGTCCTGCTGCTTCTGCTATTTCAAGTTTTCTGTCAAACTTAGTTTGTTCATTTTCTGATGTAGTAGTAAAATCTGTTTCTAAATCTGCTATTCTTGCTTCAGCTATATTGTTAAATACACTTAATATCATTCCAGAGATTTGGGAATAAACCTCTTTCATTTTACCTATCCTTGCATCTTCAATAGCATTCATTTCATCAGAAAGAGTTTTTGCAGCAGCTAATCTCTCTGCATTTGCTTCTAATTCTGTTATAATACCTAATTTTTCTCTTGTCTTTATATCAGCTAATTCTTCTGTATTAGTTTGAGTGGCAAGTGAAGCTCTTTTTTTCCATACTTTACCTATATTAACAAGACTGGTATCCATCATTGCTAATTCAGTTTTGTTTTTATCTCTTATTGCATCTATATCTCTTTTGTTAGTTTTATATGCAATTTTTAACTTTTCATTTTCCCAGTAATCAAAAGTAGCAGATTGTAGCTCTAAGTTTGTTTCTAATTTAGCATCTTCTTCTCCTTGTAGTTTAAGCAATACAGCAGTAAGCTCTTCTTTTTTTACTCCAGTCTTAGCCATTAAATCATTCCATTCATCTTCATTCATGTTCTTCAAAGTGGCAAACTTATTTCTATTTGCTTTTATGTCTGCTTGTATTTGGGCAACATTACTTTTACCCATAATAATCCCAATAGACTCCTGATTTGTTCTTATTAATTCTTCTTCATCATTATATTGTTGCATCTTTAAAAGATAACCTTGATCAGCAGCATCAGCTTGTCTTACAAGCACATCATTAATAGTTTTAATTTGAACATCCATTAATTCTTTTAATCTGTCTTTTGTTTTGTTTAATTTAAAACCTGAAAGACCTGATTTATCAAAGGCATCACCATTTTTAGTTAATGATTTAGAAAGATTTGTAACAAATTTTCTGAACTCAGATATTTTTACATTTATAGTTCCTTGCTGAGAAACAAATTCATCATAAAAAGCTTTACCTTCTTTACTTGTGTTATTCCACATTTTAGTGTATAATGCCTGGTATTTAGCTGTAGTTTCATCATCACCTTTTGCTTTTATTTTATCTAACTCTTGTGAAGCATTTAGTAAATCTCTAGCTCTTTGTAAATCTTCTAATCTAACTTTTGCTTTACTTTGGATTACTTCTTGTTCTTTAAATGTCTTTACTCTAAAATCTTCAAGAGCAGAAAGATTTATCATTCTTTCTTTTTGTCTATAGCTTTCTTGTCCTTTCAGGTCAATTCCGTTAGCTTCAGCTTGATTCGCTATATCTTCATCCCTTGATGCTTGTTTTTCTTCTACATATTTAATTTGATCCTCTATTTCTTGATTCTTGCTCTCAAGCATAGCTTCTCTTCTTCTTTGTTGTTCTTCAATAGCTTCATTATTAGAAATTTTAATTTCATTAAAAGGTTGTGAAAATTGCTGAGTAGGATTAAAATTAAGGTTTTTAACCAATTTTTTCCCAGCTTCTCCAGTTTGTTCCAACCTATCTATTTCTGCTATAAAAGCAGCATCTGCTGCATTTCTCTCTTCTTCTATTTTCTTGATTCTATTATTAGCAGCATCAATTAATACTTGTTCCCCTGAACCTGAATTTACAATATCTCTTACTTTTTTTAATTCTTCAAGAGAAAGTATTTCTAAATCTATCATTCCAACTAGATCTCCATAGGTTGCTGTCATTTCTCTAAGAGCATCATGTCTTTCTTCTGTAAATGTACCTAGTTCTTTTACAGTTTTCATTTCATCATTAAAAGCTTCATTTAATCTTTCTACATTAAATTTAGCTTCTCTCATGCTATCATCTGTTTTTCCTAACCAAGCCACTAATTCTCCTAGACCAACTATAAGTAATCCTATACCAGTAGTAGCTAATGCTACCTTTAAACCTTGTAATGCTATAGTTTGTGCATAAACTGCTGCTGTTCCTCTTCTTAGGTGTACTTGAAAAACTTGCATAAATCTAGTTAAACTAACTACTGATCTACCAGTAGCTATTTGTGTTATTCTCATTATAGCTAATCTTGCTATATAACCTTTTATTAAAAATGATAATGCTCTAAAAGTTCCATTTACTCCATTTAAAAATTTATCACTTTCTGCTAAACTTTGAACCCATTTTGTTAATCCAGTTGTAGACTCTCTTAATGCTAAATTAAATGTTTCTCCTATAGCAATACCCAAACCTTCTGTTGCAGACTTTAATAATGTAAAATCTCCAGTAAGAGTATCAAGTCTAATAGATGCCATTCTATTTATATCTCCTTCAGCTTGATTTAATAAATCGCTTGATAATTTTAATTTTTCAATATTATCAATTAATATTAAGAATGCTGGAGCAGACCTTTTGTCAAGAAGAGTAGTTGCATCTGTAAGATTAAAAGTTTCTTCCTTCATTCTCTCAAGCTCTACTATAAGTTGAGGTAGTCCCTGAACAGTATGACCTATGCTTTTGTTTAATGAAGAGTTAGCATCACCTAATCTTATAAAAACATTTTTTAGTGCATTACCAGCAATAGATCCATGAATACCAGCATCAGCCAATGTCATTAACATTGCACTTGTTTCTTCAATAGTAAATCCTGCTGTCTTTGCTACTGGAGCTGCAAACTTCATAGATTGCGTAAATCTTTCAAGATTTAAAGCTGAACCAGTAAAAGAAGCTCCCATGACATTTGTTACTCTAACTACTTGTGATGCTTCTAATCCATAAGCTCTTAATGATGATCCTGCAATGGCTGCTGCTGAAGATAAACTTTCACCAGTTGCAGCAGCTAAATCTAATGTTGCATCTTGAGCTGCTAATATTTCTGGAGTAGTAAAACCTAAACGAGCAAATTCTTCTTGTAGTTGTGCTACTTGTATAGCAGTAAAAACTGTTGTTCTACCTAATTCTTTAGCACTAGCTGATAATTCTTTAAACTGTTCATCAGTAGCTCCTGAAATAGCCCTTACAGCAGCCATCTGCTCTTCAAACTTAGCAAAGACAGTAATAACACCCTTTATACCACTAATAATAGCTCTAAAGGCAAATGCAGCAGCAATAGCTATACTTGCAGACTTAAATATAGATACCATTCTAATCCCAGAAGAATTTAATCTTTTAGTAGATGCAGTAGTTTTTTTAATAGCACTAGATGTTCTGCCCATTTGAGCAGTCATAGTAGACATTTGTTTAGAGGTAGCAGCATATTGTGCTGTTCCACTTTTTAAAAGTTTTAACTGGGCTGTTGCTTCCTTAAGCTTTGTATTAAGTAATATTAATTCCTTGAGATTAGCTTTAAATCTATATAGAGTTGTTTCTGTAGCCATTTATTTATTTTTAATATTTAGAACCCCCTTGTATTTTATTTTTATTATCTTTTTCTTCTTGTGTTTGTTCTGATGAAAAAAGTTTTTCTATGTCTGTATCTGTAAATTCAACTGATTTTATAACATTATCTCCATTTTCATTTATCTCTCTTTCTGCCACTTGATAAGGATCTTTTTTAATAATTAAATCATGTATTGTTCCATCTGCTTCTTCTACATAAATTTCTCCTCCTCCAATCTTTACACAACCATCCTGGCTAATTGAAAAAGCAGTATGTCTGTCATCATCACTTGTTCCCATTCCTACTTGAAATATATCTGTAGTGTTAGGGTTATTAAACCTTCCAAGTACAGTTTGATTGTCATTAGCTACAACACCAGTACCTATAGCAACACCTTTTCCTAAAGCAGTATTATTGGTTTCGTTTTCTATTGCAAAACCTCCACTTCTTTTTAAAGAATTTTTTGTTTTACCAGGAGCACCACTTAAATCTAATTTTCTTTTTTCTACATTTCCAGAATATTCTCTTGCAAAATCTTTTGCTTGTTTAAATTCTAAAAGCTCTACTTTAGTAAGTGTGTTTTTATTAGGTTGATAATCAATTATTTTATTTACAGTCCAATATGTTGAAACACTATCAATTCTTAAATGAATTAAATCTCTAAAATCAAATGTTGCAATATCAATAGGAGTAAGATTAAAATATGCTGTTCTTAAAACAGAACCACCATTCATTTTTTCATAAGCAACTCTCCAATACTTTTCAAAAAGACCTAAACTTTCTTTACCATTTTGATCATCATGATTACACCATGATAAGCAATAAGGATCTGTATCAATACCCTGCTTCCAGCCATCTACCCAATCCATGTAAGGATATTCATCTTTAGTTTGAGCAAATCCAGCATCATTTTCCCATTGGTAAGGACTACATTTATGAGTTGATCTTTTAGTTGAAGAGCTATCCATCCACCAATCAGGTTGTTCATTATGATGCCCATTTAGTAAACTGTAATGATTTAATATTCTTAATTTCATTTTAGGAAACCTTATTCTTTCAGGTCTAGCTGCTGTATTTATAGATCCTCCATCATCATACCAATAAATAGGCATTATTGGATTTGCTTTTTTAGTAGCAGGATTATTCCAAGACTGATCTCCCCAACCATAATGACCATTAGAATGTTGAGAAGGATTAGGCTGAACTCCATATTGGTTTGTTCTTACTGAAATAGCAACTTCTTTTGTTCCAAGCTCTACAGTTTTTTTTCTAAATCTTTCACTTTGAATTTCAATATGAGTTTGATATTCACCTTTTCCTACATTTTCTCTCCAGCGATCAATAACTTCTATTAATTCATCTCCACTATCTCTAGTGTATCTAAATACTATTTCTTTAGCTAGTTCTTCTACTATAAATTTATCATTCCATTTAGAAACATCTAATTTTTCAGACCAATCTTTTGTTTCTCCACTACCAAAAAAATCATTATAAGGCTCTATATGAATAGTTCTATTAATAGCATCTGCTTTCCATTGAAGATTAAACATTTCTGTCAATCCTTTTAATAAATCAATTTGTTTTGTTTCACAACTTAATATTTGATTATTATTTACATCTACAGATGGTATTCCTCCAGATGCTAAAGGATAAACTAGGGCTTCCATACCTACACCTCTAACCCAATATTTATATGCATACATATATGATTCTGCTACTATTCTCCAACTTAATACATCTCCAGCTTGGCATCCAGTCATTGTAATATCATCTGCATAAGCATGAAGGCCATGATCTCCCAATCCTGGTAATTGTCCCCACCATACATCTCCTTGAACTACACCATTTTTTAAAAAATGAATCCTTACATGTCCACCATCTCCAAATGTTCCATAACTAACATCTATATCCCCAGAAAGAACCATTTTGTAATCTCCAGCGAAAGGAACTGTATAGCCATGGTTAGAAGATCCATAAGCCGATCCAGTACCACCATTACCAGAAAGGCAATTACTTAAATCACTATGTATATGTATTGAAGGGTACCAAGTTCTATTATGACCATTTTGAGGAATATATCCACCATTTTTAAAGTTAGATTGTCCTAAAAGGTCATCAGCTTGATGACTTCCTGATATTTTGGCTTTTGCATAATAATCACCATTAGAACCAAAAATATTATTAGAAATTAAATATGATTCTCCAGCACCAAAAGGTTGGCATAGTAAATGTGCTGTTGTACTGTTAAAAAATCTACTTTCTACAGTATAACCAATAGATTCAAATATTTTGTCTACTAAGATTTTAGTATAAACAACTGGATGAAAATCTTGAGCATTATGAGTATATTGTTTATTAGCAGTATTTATAGATTTGTGATACCATTCTCCGTATTGAGCTAATCCCCAAAACCAAGGTTGAGCAGGAATCTCAACTCCAGTTTCATCTTTTGTAGGAAATGGTTTGTTAAATAACCAGCTTAATTGTACCAACTCAGAGTTTTTTGATGTTGTAGGAGAAACTTGACCATTCCAATCTTCACCCAACATAAGTATATCACATAATTTACCTTCTCCTAATTCTTCAGTCCAATCAATAGTATCTTCAACTATATGACATTTGTAAAAACCTCCATTTGCAGTATTACCTTCTTCTATACGCATTAATCCTTCAAAGACATGAACTCCATTTGCTTTAACCCTACCTCTTTGCCATCCAATAGTTCTTTTTTCTGAGTTTACACCTAACATTGGTGTTAAAACTGAATTATTATGAGGACTTGCTGGTAACATAAATGTTTTTGAATATCCAGCAGTTCTTTTTGAAATATCACTAATATCTCCTACACTAAAATTTAAAGATAAAGGCACTCCTTCACTTTCAAATACTTCAAGAAAATTCCATTTGTAATTATCAACATCATAATCAAGAGTTGATCCATAAATAGGCTCTTGCTCTCTTCTTAAGTCTGGATCTTTTTTATTAAGTTCTATTGATTCTATAATTACACTTGCACCAGCACCAGAATCTATTTGCTCAACATTTAAAAGTGTTAGCTGACCATCCATCATATCAGCAAATTCAGGCAATGGACTTCCTGCAACTCTTTCCATGCCAGTATCAGCAAGTGCAAAATTACCACTATTATTTTTTCCTTTCCAAACAGCACTATGAGGTAATGCTGCCAGACAAACAGTATAAACACCAGGAGTTACAATTTCAAAACCATTAGTTAATCCAGAAGTTATAGCTGAATTTTCAGGAGTTCCTTCAAAAAGTTGAATTTTAGCATTTACTATTGAAGCTACAGTAATTTTAATTTCCCATGATTGCAATCCAGTATTTATACCTGGCTGATTATCATCCCAATTAGTTCCAACTATAGCTTCTCTAAAATCTGATCCTCTTAATCCAAGATAACCTTCATTTACAAAACATTCATTTATTTCTAAGTTTTGTTGTGAACCACTAAACATTTTACCTCTATAAGACATTGCTTTTGACTGACTTTCTGCATTCCAGCTTAATGTGTTTCCACTACTATCCCATTTCCCAGAATGAACATAAGGAGAAACATACCAAGTATAATCTTCATGATTAAAAGCTTGATTACCTACATGCCATATATTATCTATTTGAGCATAATCATCTAAATGATCTCCACCATTACCTTTTACAATTAACATATCGTTACCATAAGAGTCTACTATATCAAAACACATAGTAACTACACTACCTACAGTTCTTTTTATATAAAGACATCTACCTTGAACATTCCAATCTCCTTGTCTAGCTTGTTGAACACCATTATAAGGCCTATGCAATCCATTACCCCAACTCCAAGGCTCTAGTCTATGAAAATTGGGAGGGCTAAATCCAACAACACCTAAGTTAAACATAATTAATTTAGCATTACTAGAAGGCTCGTAAGCTATTCCAGCTAAATTAGGCTGTATTTGAGTTTGAGAACATCCAAGAGCAGTATCTCCTACTCCCCAATAATAACCTATGTAAGCTCCACTATAACCTTCCTTGTATATATCAGGAAATGCATTAGTAGGATTAAATCCCATATCTCCTGATGAATTTGCAGGTTCAGTACATCCATGGTAAACATCTATATCATTATACCCTATTATTACATTATTAGAAATATTCTTAGTTCCATCAAGCTCTCCAATCTCTAATACTACATTGTAGGGTTCATTACTTTCGGCCATTATCCTCTAGGTTGTGTTTTTTGACTAGATAAAGTATATTCAAATTGCACAAAATATGTGCTTTCATCTGATGAATATAATTCAAAAGTGTTAGGGTTAATTAATATAGGAAATAATTGATTTGCTCCCATAGGATCGTGATTCTCTACATGTTCGTATGGCATTTGCACCCATACTCTTGCACTTGTAGCTAATTCAGATAACCAGAGTGCAGTTTTTTTATCAACTGGTTGAGTTACTACAGTATAATTATCTTCTCTTTCTGTGTTTAACCAAGTTCTTGTGTGATAACCATTGTGAAAACTACCATTATTACCTCTTTCATATTTAGTTCCACTTAATGTAACACCTTGCTTATGAGTTCCATAAGAACTAAACCAATCAAAACCTCCTAATCTGTTTTGAAAAATAAACTTAGTTCTTTCACATTTTCCTTGATTTATATCATGTACTTTATTAAAATCATTGTGGTCTAAAAAATTTTTAGTTGAATTATCATAATGTATATTTTGCCAATGTGCTAGTACATAGCTAGTATTTTCATAATGACTAGTGCTCCAAAAATTATTAATAGAAAAAAAACCAGATCCAGCCATCATACAGATTGCTACTCTTTTACAAATTAATTCACCACTAGCGTTTACTATTTTATTGTAAGGAGCTCCAGAGGAAAATGCTAAAAACATATCAAGTGATTTTGGATGTACTGGTAATCTAAACTTTTCTTCAACTTTGGGAGTAACATCTATAAAGTCTGCTCCAGTCGCATTAATTCCATCATTATATCTAATTATAAGTACATATAATTTAGGACTAGATGTGGTTTTATTAAAATATGTATATAAAGAATCTCCTTGCTGGTCAAACATACTTATGTGTTGCCCATGTCTATAATCATTATTAAAAGGATTAGGCATCCTAGTTAATGGAAGTGTAGTTTCAGGGGTACTACCTGCAATTAAATTTGCTCCTAAAGTGTATCTATCTAAATGACCAAAAGTGCTCCAAGATGATGTACTTATGTTTATATCTGTATTTGCTGGAGTTGCTATAAAAGCTGTTGAGCTTATTATATCTTCAAGAGCATCATAAGTTTGTCCTTGAGCAGTAGCAGAATATCTTACTGGCCAAATTCTAAGTTGAAATCTATTAGTTTCTAATCTACCCATTGAAACATAAGTAGCCCATGACCACATAGGACTATTAGCTTGACCAGTATAATGTCTACAGTATTCCATAACATTAAATTCAAACATTCCAGGTTGTGCTGTTCCATCAAGTGTTTTTGTGTAAGCATTCATCATAACTCCAGTAGAAACCCATTGATCTTTAATTCCATTTTGATAACCAGAATCTATATATAATTCTCCTCTTAAATGTGCTACATCACCATCAGATATATAAGCAGTCATTAAAATAGGCCTATATGCAGATACAAAGACTCTATTTATATCTTGCATCATCATTAATTTCATTGCTGTTGCCATATTTTTATATTGTTCTATGTAAAGCTCTATGAGCATCTATATTAACAGCCATCATAACTTGTGATCTCATATACTCTACTAATTCATTATCTAATTGTCTTACTATCTCTTGCACCCAACCTAAATTCATAGGAGCTTTGTTTTTCTGCTTCTGAGTTGCTGCAATACGAAAAGCAGCTTTTAATCCTTTTTTATAATCTCCTTTATAAAACTTTTTAGCAGCCCAGGCAGCTAATCCTCTTATATATGCACTTCCTGGCTTTCCTCCTTCTCCTGAACCTTTAGAAAAAGGAACATCATTAATTCCTCTGTCTAAAAATAAACCATATTTATGTTCTGTAGTTACAACTACAGTTATTCTATTACCACCAGCATTTGTAACCTCTGATTTAAGACTTTTTGATAAATCTCCAGAAGTTGTCATCCTTTTTGTACTAGGATCACCACCTTTAGTTCTGATAATATTTAACTGCTTTCTTATTCTTTTTTCAGCAATTTTACCAGCTCCTTTTACTAAATTATCTATACTGCTTAATCTACTCACTCTTAGTCTATGTCTAATTCTGGGTTACTTGTTTGATCATCAGGGAAAGCTGGAGGGAATACACTACCATCATTCTCTACACATGGCTGTTCTCCTTCTCCATAACAACAAGTTCCATCATCAACCCCAGCATTAGGATCATAGTTAATTGCTAATGGATCAGTACATCCACAAGCACCAAAATACTCTGCACAAGGGCTATCACATCCTTCCCCACCACCACCATTACTACAAGGATCTACAGTTACAGCAATATTTGCTATAGCATCAAACTTAACTTTTAAAGTTATTAAATTATCATTGTAAGTTCCTTTATCTCTATATATTTGAATTTTATGTTTTGGTATATGAGCTTTACACCCACCACCACCACTAATACCAAGTGCAAGGCAAGACAACATATTCCATAACTTTAATTCAAGAGCAGCCATTGCTGTAACAGCATAATTGTCAAATTTTTGAATACCCTCTTTGCTACCTCTGTTTAATGGTCTAGCTAATACTAATTCAAAAGTATAAACTTCTTTAATACCTTCTGCAATATAAGATGAAGGGTAATCAATATTAAGCAAATCATAACAAATATTATGATCAAAATTTATATGGTCTGGCTTTCCAAATTTAACAGTACAAAAACCAGCAGCTTTTGCACAAGTCTGAAAGTCTGTCATTAATGATGTTAAATCGTAGGTAGTATTATAGGTACTCATATTTTATTTATTATGTAATTCATTTAAACTTTTTTCATACTGATTACAAGCAGATTTCCAAGATAAATATGTCAATATATCAAAAAGATTAGCTAACTGAACACTTACAAGGGGAGTTTCACCTGGCAAGGTAAATATTCCATCTTGAGCAATGTTATACAAGGAATTTAACCAACCATAACCATCTATTGTTGATTTTGCAGCTATCCTTGCTTTTGCATCTCCTCCACCTCCTGAAAGGTTAGGGAACTGATCACTAATCTTTGTTCTAACTTGTTCAAAAAAAAAGCGACATCCCAAATGGTTGCCATATCTAATTTTTTAAACATTTCTGCTCGTTTATCTATTATTCCATCATCTAGCTTTTCACTTTCTCCTTCTTTTTTACAAAGTATAGCAATTTGTCTTGGCAATATATCTAAATTACCTTTATCTAACATATTACTATGTAATTCTAATTGTTCGGCTTCTATATATCTACCAAAAGATGATTTTTGCATAAACTCTACTGGTAAATAAAATTTTTCTTCTTTTAATACAAATGATTCTATATGTATAGGAACATAAGACTCATTTAAGAATGTAAGATGATTCATTAAATTAGCAGCTACATCTATATCTAGCATACTTACTTGCTCTTCTGTTAGCTTAGACCAATAACAAAGTATTTGAGTGTTATCCTTTAAATCTAAAAGAGCATTTTCCCATTCTTTTGTAACATCATTTTTATTAGCAGCTTCTCTATTAACAAAGTTTTGTATCAGTTTAGTAAACCCTACAAAATCGCCAAAACTAACCTCCATCCAATTATCTGGAAGTTCTATAATATTATCATTTAGATTAAATTCAGTCATTAGTTTAGGTTTATTTTTCCATCTACATAAGTTAAAGGATCTATAACTAAAGCTAGATCAAGCTCTAGTATAAAATTTTCAATCAAAGATATAACTTTTTTCTTATAAATCATTATATTACCTTCGTTTTCAAGAGCTGCAAAATAACCATTAGTAGCCCAATAAACATTATTTGCTAATGAATGATACCAATTTTTAATCTCTACTTCTCCTGCAACACAAGAAGCTCCTAGTTTATTGTGATAAATAACACATTCTGCAATAACTTCTTCAAAACTAAAAACATCTTCATCATAATAAGTGGCATCATCTATAATATCTTGTAGATCTTTTAAAAAAGTACAAACTAACCTAGAATGTAACTTGTTTAAGCAATAAATCTCAACATATTTATCCATTATACAATATAACAAAAAGTATCTGGAACTTTATGGAACAAAAAATCACTTTTTACCTCCAGCCTAATATTCTGTTACCTCCTTTAAATAAATATCTCATTCTCATCATAAGAGCATCTGCAAAATCTGGAGAATGCCCTAAAACAGCTTTCATTTCTTTTTTTGATAGAATTGCCAATTTACTATCATTATCTATGTTTTTTCTTCTAATAACCTCAAATTCTTCAATAATCTTGTTTCTAAGGTCAGTATCATTGCATTTTACCCAGATATTACCTACATTTATCTGTTCTGCAAGTTTATAATAGCATTGTGTCTTTAAATTCTGATAACTCTCTTTACTTAAAGGTTTGGCATTATTTACAAAAGGTTGCACTCCTTTCATGTAATGAGAGAGATATTGGCCTACTCCATCACTATCTATTATGATGTTTTTTTGTGGTATTTTGTGTATTTCTGCTAGGTTTCTTATCAGTTTCTCCACATTATCGGCAGATGTCTTGTCTTTTGTAACTATTTCTTTAACAACCATGCCATACCAGACACAAATCACTAATTTATCACTTCCAAGTAGAGCAATATCACATGAAAGATACCTTTCTCCTTCATCTTCAGATACAGATGAGTTAGTAAACATGTTTAATACTGATTCATAGTCAAAAAGTCTATCTTCTCCAGAATCATACTCCCAGTTACCATGTAATAGTCTTTCTCTTGATACTGGATCAAGTTTCTTTAATTGTTCTTCATAAAATTCTGAAATATGAGGGTTGTCTGATAATTTAGCCTTAACAAACTTCTTATGAGTAGCTAAAGTACCATCTCTATCTTGTTTATAGAAGTCATACACCCAATTTTTCGCAGGATTACAACTCATAAGCACTTTTGGTCGTAATTTATAGTCAGAAAGCATAAAACGAATCCTGGAAGCTACAACATTCTTTGCCTTTTCTGTACATTGGTTCACCTCATCTATAAAAGCACCTGAAATTTCTAGTGAACCAAGTGAATCAAAGTTTGGATCAGCAGGGTATTGATAAAGGTCTTTTAAAAGTATTGTACTGCCATTTGTAAACTCAATAACATTACTTTGGGCATTAAATTTGTAAGTTTCTCCTTTTTTAACTCCCCAATCACTACAAACCATGAAAAAAGAGTTTAAAGTTGTTTCTTTTAGTGTTTTCAATACAGCTCTACCCATTAACCAGCGAGTTCCAGGATAACGAAGGCAAGAATACAATAACCAAGCTGCTCCAAAATAACTTTTACCTCCTCCAGCACTTCCTCCAAAAAGAACTTCACTTGTTTCTTGATCGTGAAGATAATTCCAAGCTTTATCTTGTTTTGGGGTGGGATTAAAATCTATTTCCAAATTTTACGAAATAATTTGTATGATGGTTGCATTATAAGTTTAACCAGTATAAAATATGTCATTCCAACTGGAAATACAGCACAAAAAGCTATAATGCCAAAAAAATACTCTAAAAACCCAGCATTATCCATTACCTTGTCAATTCCTTTATTAAATTCTTTCATTGTTTTTTATTTATAGGTTAAATATTTGATTTTGCTCAAGACTTGGAACATCAGAAGGTAAATTAGCAGGAAGCCAAGTTGTTTTAATATAATTCTGTATCGTACTGTTTGCTCCTTGACCATTATTAACAACATACTTTAAATCTGGAAATTGCTTACTTTTATTAACCATTACTTTAAATTGCTCTAATGTTATTGTTCCAGATGGAGTAGATGGAGTTGCAGGATCATTTTCAAGAAAAGCAGCATGAGCAACTATAGTATCATAGAAACTTTCTGATTCTTCTGGCATTACAACATAGGAAGATAAGTTTTTTATTTCCCCAAGAGTTAATCCAGGATGCAGTACATCTTCTTCTGTTCCAAAAAAAGTTATTGTTATAGCATAGACAGTTCCTTCTACAAACTCTGTTTTGCTCCCACCAACTGATTTTATAATATCTTCTCTTTGTGTTTCTGCCTTAATATATTTACCTTCAGATGTATGTTTCTTTAAAGACTTAACAAGTGATTTACTTGTAGTTCCTCTGTCTAATGTTGTTCTTACATGTGCAGATTTACCAGCATTCTTAACTTTTCTAGCTTTAATTATGTATGTCATTTTTATTCTTTTTTATTCCAAACTATGTTAATTATTTTCATTATATTAGCACTCTAAAGTTTAGTTAATTACTTTAAAGATATATACCCCTTTAACAAAAGTGATAACGGAGTTGTCGTGCTTTTGTTTAAGCGATTATATGGGGATATTATATCTACTCCTCTGGTGGCTTATAGTTAAATACAAAACCTTCCCCACCACTAGTAACATCAACTCTATCAATTACAATCCCTTTCATTTTTGCAATATCCTGAAGCAACAATCTACAGATATTCAAATCCCCTGCCTTATATCCTTGACTGTATAAATCTTGCAACATGATCGCATGTTTATCCATTTCATATTCTCTTTCCTCAGAAAATTGCTCTGCAAAAGTTTCTAATGCCTTTTTATAATAGATACTAGCCATCCTCCTCTTAATCCCCCAATGAGCTTCACAATACTCCATTATATCAGTATATCTTACTCCTCTTAAAATTAATTTTACAACTTCAGTAGTTCTTTTATAACTAACCAATGATGTAGCCTTTCCTGAGTCTTTTGTGATGTCTAAAGCTGAAGTTTTTTTATTAGAAACTACAGCCTTAATAGTTTTTAAATCTTCCTCCTTTTGAAGCAGCTTGGCATTCCTCTTATCAGCTCTTTCTTGATCTCTTTTGTTCATTTTACAAAGTTACAATATTTATGTACAATATAACAAAGAATAAATAATAAAGTTTGGAACTAAAATATATATTATGCAGTAAGTGTAATAAAAGTTGAAAATCCGAAAATCTAGTGTGAATATTAGACTACCCTAAAACAAGGCTCAAATTGCGTAAATCAATGATTTTTAATAATTTATTTTTTTGATTTTTGGCCTTGATTCCTGGCCTAATTGCTGCATTTTTTAACTGCTGTAATTATTTTTTTGCTTCTTTTTTGGTTTCTGTTTGTGGTTTGCTGCTCATTTTTTTGTGCTCTTTGTGGCCTTGATTAGTGTAAAATAGAATGTCTAGGAGTAACACCTGGAGCATATACTGGAGCCAATACAACACCAACACCAACACCAACAACAACACCAGATTAAACTCCTGCTGCTCATGTTATATAATAGGCCTTTTGACCTAGTGCAGCCGTTATAAGGTTTAATAAACTAACGGCCTGGAGCGTGTACTGGAGCGTTAACTGGAGCGTGTACTGGAGCGTTAACTGGAGAGTATCCTGGAGAGTATCCTGGAGCATATAACCAGAAACACCAGGAGCAACACCTGGAGCAATACCAGGAGCAACACCTGGAGCGTATTTTTAGCCGTTCTAAGCTATTTTATCAGACTCAAGGCCTGGAGCATAGGCTGGAGAAAATAAGACAAAAAAAAGGCTTTAAATTAATAAAGCCCTTTTAACTGGTTTATGTGTTTAGATTATAATAGTTCTAGTTCCTTGTAACATTCGTGTATTAATTCCTCTCCGTATATATACACCAACATATTGACCATGCTTTCAGCGTTTGTATAATGTTTAGCCTGGCCAAAATTAAACTCTTCGTATTCCTTAATATCTTCTAGGGCTTCAAATGTGTCAATGAAGTGCTTATCTAGCCATTGTTGAGCGTTAAAATATCCGATTATATAATAATCCTCGTTAAATAAAGACTGGTGCAATTCGTTTGCATCTAGTCGGCCTGGTTTACTGGTTAGATTATCTAGGTTTAAATCTTTGATTCCCTCCAGGATGTACTCCTTTAGTTCTGCTTTTATTGAATTTTTCATGATAGTTTTTTTTAGTTTTATTGATTAATTATTGAATGTGTTTTTTTAATATGTTTAGCGTTTCCTGGTATAAACCTGGAGCAATTATAGACCTATCCAGATTCCCCTCCTTTAAATCCTCCTCTAATTGTTGCATTCCCTGGATTATAATTTGCTCTAGTATAAAGGGCCCTATTTCGTACCC